TGCGTTCTTTATCAAAACTGACGCGCCAAATGGCTTCAAGCACTTTGAGCGTTCTCCCATGCGTACAAACATGGAAGCAGATTTTGATACAGGCAACATGCGCTTTAAAGCGCGTGAGCGTTATTCATTTGGCTTCTCGGACCCACGTTGCGTATTTGGTTCACCCGGAGCGTAACCCGAACAAATGTTTGGTTTTGATTGGGGGCAGTTCATCTGCCCCCTTTCTTTTTTTGGATTGTTGTGTATTATTTGCTTATCCCTGACAGGCGCAAATAGCGTCTGACTTAACCCACGACAGGAGATAGACATGGGTACAACTACTTTTTCCGGGCCAATTCTGGCAGGAACAATCAAAGATACTACTGGCACAACCGTAGGCTCTGATATTAAAAACACAGGCCAAGTTGTCATGGCACAGTCCTTTACTACTGGCTCTCTTGCAGGCGGCGCTTCTGCTGCAAACGTCACTGACGTAGTTATTCCTGCGAAGTCTCAAATCATTGATATTGTGCTAGATTGCCCAACAGCTATGGGTAATGCTACTGCGGTTTTCAGCGTTGGCGATACTGCTGGTGGAAACGGCACATTTATCAACGGGTTTTCGATTACCGTAGCTTCTGGCGCAGGACGCAAGTACCCTACCACTGAAGCTGGTGGTGCATTGTCTTGGGCTGAAACATCTAACACAACAGATGTTCGCCTTACTTGGACTACCACAGGTGCTACTAACGCAGGTGAAATCAGAGCGACTGTTCTGTATCAGCAAGCCAGCAATCTTGTAGCATAAGGAGTAAGTAAATGGCTGGCCCAGTAACAGGATACAATGTAGCTCAAGGTGATGCTGCGGCCCTTATTGGGCCTTCTAGGTCTAGGCTTAGAACTGTTAATATCTATGCTGAAGCAGCAGGTTCATTTACTCTGACTAATGGGAATGGTGGCGCTACTATGATAGTGCAGAAATTTCCAGTAGGCATGAATGAGCTTTATATACCTGATGATGGAATGATATTCACTGATGGTGTGTTTGTTTCGGCGTTTACAGGTTCGAACAATGAGCTAACAATCTTTTTATCTTAAATGTAGTAGGGGGCGATGCCCCCTATTATACAGCAGGTGAGAAATGCCGCGTAAAAAAGAAAATCCAATACGGAAAACTACTGGTAAAGGCGGTAATTACCGCAAAACAAAATCAGGCGCTGGCATGACTAAAAAGGGTGTTGCCGCGTACAAACGCAAAAATCCCGGCTCTAAATTAAAAACAGCCGTTACAGGAAAAGTAAAAGCGGGAAGTAAAGCCGCCAATCGCAGAAAGTCATACTGCGCACGTTCTGCAGGGCAAATGAAGAAATTCCCCAAGGCTGCAAAAGACCCTAACAGTCGTTTGCGTCAAGCACGTAAAAGATGGAAGTGTTAATATGCCTAAAGACGCTTGTTATAAAAAAGTAAAGGCTAGGTACAAAGTTTTTCCTAGCGCATATGCCAGTGGTGCTATTGCAAAATGCCGAAAGGTAGGCGCTAAAAACTGGGGTAATAGTAAAAAAAAGCCTGTTAAAAAAGCGATGGGTGGCGCAGTTGAGCCGAATAATAATTTTAGAAAAAGACCTGTACGCAGAATGATGAAGGGTGGCGAGGCTATAGCCAATGGGTGCGGCAAAGTCATGGGCAATCGCCGTAAGGTAACAAGGATGACCTAATGGCTGTTCGCAAAACAAAAAAAGGTGCTGCCTTAAAACGTTGGTTTAAAGAGGATTGGAAAGACGTTAGGACAGGTAAGGCTTGTGGGCGCAAAAAAGGTGAAAAGCGTGGCACACCATACTGCCGACCTAGCAAAAAAGTTAGTTCGAAAACGCCAAAAACAGCGTCAGAAATGACAGCAGCGGAAAAAAGAAGTAGAATTTCTCAAAAGAAACGCATTGGACAACCTGCCGGAAAGCCACGTAGGGTTAAATCCCTGAAAAGGAATAAGAAATGACTGTATCAGGTTCGAAAGACTTTGAATTAGACGTAGCTGATTACATCGAAGAGGCTTTTGAGCGTTGTGGTCTTGAGGCCCAAACAGGTTATGATCTGCGGACAGCAAAACGTTCTTTAAATCTCTTGTTCGCTGATTGGGCAAATCGAGGTTTAAATCAATGGACTATTGCGCAAAGGAGTTTCACAGTTGCAGAGGGTGATGGTGAGACTAGCCTTGGTGCGGACGTTATAGATATATTGTCCCTAGTTGTTCGCAGAAGCGGTACAGATTATGCACTAAACAGAATTAGCCGCGACACATACTTAAATATTCCAACAAAATCTACAAAAGGCAGGGCTACGCAGTATTTTGTAGATAGGCAAATAAATCCGAACCTAAAAGTGTGGCCTTTGCCAGATAACAGCACAGATGTTATTTTGTATGATGCCCTTATTCGCATGGATGATGCAGATACATATGTAAACACTGCGCAAATACCATTTAGGTTTTACCCAGCACTAGCTGCAGGATTAGCTTATTACATTGCTATAAAAAAAGCCCCTGACCGAATTTCTCTTCTAAAGCCTATTTATGACGAAGAGTTAAACCGTGCGATGGATGAGGACAGAGATAGAGCCTCATTCAAAGTATCGCCAGACTTGAGAAATTACCGATATGTCTAAATACGCTACAGGAAAATGGGCGTATGGAATATCTGACCGTTCTGGCTTCAGGTATAGATTGCGTGATATGCGCAAAGAATGGAACGGTCTTTTAGTAGGCAAGGATGAGTGGGAAGCAAAGCAACCACAACTTGAGCCACTACGGGCGAGGCCAGACCCGCAAGCATTAAAAGACCCAAGACCAGAACACGATATAAGTTCTATGAACAATATTCAGTGGGGCTGGAATCCTGTAGGTTATACAGGTGATAAATATGGCTTCACAGGAAACAATTTAGTTGCCAATGCTTATGTTGGAATTGTCACAACTTCTGTTACTCAAGGTATTGACACTTCTGTTTCTGCTGTAGGAACTTCAGCTTCTGGCGCGGTTGGGACCGCTACAAACGGAAGTGTAACAGTATCTCCTGCAAGTATTAATGGCACAGGGCAAGCAGGTTCTGTATCTGTAACTGTAAATACTAATTTTGCTTCGCCTTCTGGTGTTTTGGGTACGGGTTATCCCGGCTCTACAACAGTTACTACAAACATATTTGCGGTGACAGTAGCCAGCGGAACGAATCCATATGGTACAGGTAATAAGTTTTATTTAGACGGCGCGGTAAGCCCGACAATTAATATTGCAGAGGGTTCTACTTTTCGATTCGATCAATCTGCAAGTTCTAATAGTAGCCACCCATTGAGGTTTAGCACTACAGCTAATGGTACGCATGCAGGGGGGAGCGAATACACGACAGGCGTAACAACATCAGGAACTGCGGGACAGGCTGGTGCATATGTTCAGATAACTGTCGCAAATTCTGCACCAACTCTCTATTATTACTGCAGCAACCATAGCGGTATGGGCGGGACGGCGAACACACCATGAGGGTAAGCCAATGAATTATACAGAATTAACGTCTGCTATAAAAGAATATACAGAAAATGAAGAAACAACATTTGTTTCTTTAATACCTACGTTTATTCAACAGGCAGAACAGCGAATATTTAGAACCGTAACTATTCCTGAAGTAAGATCAAACAGCACAGGCACACTTACGCAAGGCAATCAATATTTGCAAAGACCAGATGATTTTTTAGCTGTTTTTTCTTTGGCAATTATTGACCCTACAACTGCAGCTTACACCTACTTGCTTGAAAAAGATGTTAATTTTATGCGTGAGGCGTTTCCTGTAGCTGCTACACAAGGCGTTCCAAAGTATTATGGACAGTTTGACGGTGATGCTATTGCCGCAAATACATTTGGTCATTTTATTGTAGGCCCAACACCTAACGCGACATATACTGTTGAACTGCATTACTATTTTTTACCTAAGTCTATAGTAACCACAAACACATCATGGCTTGGTGAAAATGCCGAATCTGTTTTATTGTATGGTTCATTAGTTGAAGCATACAATTTTATGAAAGGCGAAGCTGATATTATGCAACAATATAAAGAAAGATATGAAACAGCGTTGCGTGAGCTTTCTATTATTGATGCAGCGAACAAGGGAGATAGTTACAGAAGATGAACATGCCGTTTGAAATGTCTGTTGGTAGTGTTGGGGTTAAAACTACTAACAATCGAGGCTTTACCCCTGAAGAGGTCGCGGAATTATGCGTTGATAGGTTAATGATCGTATCAAATGACGCGCCACCTGCGATTAGAGATCAAGCCTTGGCTCACAAGGAACGTATGAAGGCTGTAATCGCAGTCTACATGAAACAGGCTATCCAAAGCGATAGAACTACTGTATATAATGCAATCAGTGATGCTGGTCATAAAAAACTAGCTGAATATATAAGGAAAATGTAAATGGCATTCTCAGGAAACTTCATGTGTACCTCGTTCAAAAAAGAACTAATGGAAGGTGTGCATAACTTTAAGTCTTCAGGTGGAAGCACCTTTAACCTAGCTATGTATACAAATAGTGCAAGTTTCAATGCGGCTACCACTGCGTATACTTCTGGAAACGAAGTTAGCGGGACAAACTACACCGCTAAAGGTGTTGCTTTAACTAGGATAGACCCAGCATCTTCGGGAACAACTGCTTTTACTCAGTTTAGTAATGCTGTGTTTAGCAATGTTACACTTACAGCAGTTCGCGGCGCATTGGTCTTTAACGACACAGCTTCAGGCGATCCAACGGTGTGTGTACTAGACTTTGGCGGGGATAAAGCTGCAAGTGCGGGTGATTTTACTGTAGTTATGCCCACTAACAATTCAAGCAACGCCCTTATTCGTATCGCCTAATTGGGGGATAACCCATGCCACTTCCTTATTCTGGCTGGGGCCGAGGTGGTTGGGGTTCTGGCTCTTGGAATAGCCTATCTGTAGGCGTATCCGTTACAGGTGTAGCGGGTACTGCTTCTGTTGGCAGTGTAACAACTACTAGCGGCGTAACACAGCCCGTAACGGGGATAGCCGCTACGGGTTCGGTTGGTAGCGTAACTACCACTAGCGCGGCAAATATTTCCGTTACAGGGGTTTCATCAACAGCAAGTGTTGGTTCTGTAACAGCGACAGGTGCCGCGAATACAACAGCGACAGGTTTAGCGGCTACAGGCAGTGTTGGAAGCGTAACTGTTACTGGTATTGGCAACATTTCAGCCAGCGCAGTAGTAGCTACAGGGTCAGTTGGCACCACGCATACTGTATCAGGAGATGCGAATGTTCCTGTTACGGGAGTATCATCTACAGGCGCTGTTGGTTCTTCTACTGTTTCTGGCGATGCAAACTTTACTGTAACAGGGGTTTCTGGCACAGGCGCTGTTGGAACTACCTTTACAGGTCTTTCAGCAAACATACCCGTTACAGGAGTTGTGGGATCAACTGCTTTAGATTCCGTAGCTATAGACGCAGATGCAAATGCCCACCCAGTAGGCATAAACTCTATAGGGTCTGTTGGTTCTGCCACCGTTTCTAGCGATGTTAACGTTTCCGCTTCTGGTGTTTCTGGTACGTCTGCTATAGGGACGGTAGACGCTAGAGTTGGGAAGAATGTTTCTGTAGCAGGTGTATCTGCGACAGGCAGTGTTGGCACTGTAAGCCTTGAGTTTGACAATAACATTTCTGTTTCTGGTGTTGTAGGAACAGGTAACGTTGGCAACATCCCGCAAACAACAAGTTCTGTTGTTCAAAATGTTACAGGCGTATTCGGAACTGCATCTGTTGGTAGTGCGACCACAACTAGTGGAGTAACGCAGCCTGTAACGGGTCTGTCAGCAACAGGCGGTGTTGGCTCTGTAGGTTTAACATTATCAGCAAACATTCCCGCGTCAGGTATAGGAGCCGTTGGTAGCGTAGGTTCTACAACAGTAGACGCCAACACAAATCAATCTGTAACAGGTGTGTTGGGAACGGGCAGTGGGGGTTCTGTCAGCGTTGAAGCTGATGGTCAGGCTTCCGCGACAGGTGTATCAGCTACAGGCTCTTCAGGGGCTGTAACAATAAAATTCGGTGCATCTGTTGCTGCGACAGGTGTTAGTGGTTCGTCTGGTGTTGGAAGCGTAACAACCAAAGTAGATGCGAATATATCTGCTACAGGCGTTGCAGGAACAGGCGCAGTTGGGGACGTAATTGTCAACATACCTATCGACGTATCCGTTACAGGCGTGTCAGCTACAGGAAGCGTTGGGTCTGTTACTGTAGCGTTTGGTTATGCGGTTACAGGCGTATCAGCATCAGGGCGTGATCCGTTCCCTGTTTCAATAGGAATAGGTCAGTATGTATACCCAGAAGGTGTTTCCGCTACTATGGAGTTGGGAACAGCATTTGTTTGGAATAATATAACGCCTATACATAACGCAAACTGGACCCCAATAACCCCAGCCCCGCCGGGAGATTGGACGCAAATATCTCCTAGTTCTTCACCAAATTGGAAAAAGATTGCGTCTTAATGATATGCGCGATATAAATATGTCAGCTTACAGTGTTTAGGAAACTTACATGGCTAGTGTTTACACAAACGATCTAAGATTAGAAGAGATAGGAACTGGTGAACAATCAGGCTCTTGGGGTGCGACAACCAACACTAACTTAGAATTAATCGCTGAAGCATTTAGTTACGGCACTGAAGCCATAACAACAAATGCAAACACACATGCAACTACTATTGCAGATGGAGCAACAGACCCCGGACGATCTTTGTATTTAAAATACACAGGCGCTTTGGATTCAGATTGCACAATTACTATTGGCCCAAACACTGTCAATAAAATGTGGTTTATAGAAAACGCTACTACCGATAGTGGTTCTTCAGGTCCGTACAACATTATCATTAAGCAAGGCACTGGCAACACAATTACAATACCAAACAGTCAAGTTAAGGCTGTTTTTTCTGATGGAGCGGGTTCTGGCGCAGCCATGACTGACGCCTTTACAGACTTGAGCGTCCCAAGTTTGTTTGTAGCGGGGGCCGCAGCGCCTTCAATTGGTGACGTTTTGGCATTAAGCATAGCGTTAGGATAAACGATGGCTAATACATTCAAGAGTTATTTGGCAAGTGCAACGGGAACCTCTGCGGCTACTGTACGCACAGTGCCGTCAAGCACACAGACGGTTGCGGTGGGTATTAACCTCGCTAACATTCTCACAAGCCAGATTAAAGTCAGTGCCTACATTACCAGAAGCGGCACAGATTATTACATTGTTAAAAACGCACCGATACCCGCGCAAGGGGCGCTGTCTGTGCTGGATGGAAAAATTATCTTAGAAGCTGCTGACGTTGTTAAAGTAATATCAGACACGGGTAGCAGCGTAGATACTGTATTATCGGTCTTGGAGATTACCTAATGGCTGGATATATCGGCACGGGCGCAGTCCCGCAGGCTACACAGAAACGTGATTCATTTACGGCAACGGCTGGGCAAACCAGCTTTCCCACAAGTGGATATACACCCGGATTTGTAGATGTTTATATGAACGGTGTAAAACTTGCACCTGCCGATTTTACCGCGACCAACAGCTCAGACGTTGTGCTGGCGGTTGCTGCGGTTGCTAACGACACGTTAGAGATTATTTCTTATAGCACATTTGAAGTATCAGCACAGACATTTACGGGTGACGTTACTGCAAGCGGCGGAACATTCTTGCCCACGGGCGATACGTCTGCGGGTGATGCCGCCGCTATGGGCTATGCTGCGGCGGATGGTTTGGTGCTTACAGGTCAGGGTTCTACATCAGACGTAACTATTAAGAACGATGCTGATGCTGATGTCTTAGAAATACCAACAGGAACTACAAATGTTACGGTAGTTGGTTCTGTTACAGCAGCGTCTTTAGCAGGATCAGGTTCGGGACTAACAGCTGGTACAACACCTATAACAACATTGGACATAGATGGTGGTACTGATATTGGAGAAGGTATAGTAGATGCTGACCTGTTTATAGTAGATAATGGTGCTGGCGGTACAAATAGAAAGACAGCAG